CCGTGACGTAAGTCCAGCTTGTGCTCGTGCTGGTGCTAGACCCCGCGTTGCCAAGGTAGCTCATGTTCTTGTCCAAGAACTGAAGCTGAACATACGCGGAGGCGGTTCCGTCAGATTTGACCCATCCGCCCACGGAATAAGTCTGACCCGGAGCGACAGACCAAAGCTGTATAGTCTGAGCACCCCCATACTGCGCCGTGGTAGCTGCCTTCAGGCTTTGCGTCCCGCTGTACTGGGTGCTGGTGTCGTAGGTCAGTACGGAACTGGTAGCCTCCCAGCCCGGAGGCGGCACGATGGTGGACGCCTCAAAGTTGCTATTCGGGATCACGATGCTCGTGCCGCTCGGGTAGTTCTGCGAGACGATGATGCCCGTCTCGGCGTCCACGGTTCCGGGGTTGAGACCGGGCAGCGTGAAGCTCACGGGCGTCAGGCTGCTGAGCGCCTGTGCCATCAGACCGAAGGCGTTCACGGATTGGAACTTGAAATACAAGGTCTGCCCGCGCCAATACGCAGGGTACGTGTACTTGAGGATCGCGGAGTCCAGACGCATGAACAGAGCGCTGCTTGAGTGCGACGAGATGACGGACTGGTACTGACCGCGCCGTATGTAGCTGGACATCGTGATCTGATCCTGCCCCGAGTAGCTCAGCGTGCTGTAAGCGATGATCTCGCCGTCGCAGAAGCAGAGGGTGTTCCCCGCGTCGGCGTCGGCGTGGCTTCCTGCGGTGAGTGTTCCGCAGTTCTCCGCGAGGTTCACCACGAGCGAGTGCGTCGTGTCGGGATCGCTGCCGCTTGCGAACGTGGCATTGAGCGTGCCGAGGCGTGCGGGGTTCTTGACGCTTCCGATGCACTCGTAGTCGCCGCCCGAACTTGTCGCAGCCCAAATGTTGCAGCTTCCCCAGTTGCTTGAGGTGCCGAGAGCGCCGAACCAAATCTGATCGCCGTCAAATCCCGTGAGGGCGTTGGTCGCCTCAAACATCACCACTTCGCTGTTACCGGGGTCTGCGTAGGCGTTCGCCGGGGACAGCCCGGCTGCGGTCTGCTTGGTGTACAGCACTGGCAGGTGGACGCCGTAGTTGTAGTCAACCGCCGTGATCTGCAAGCCCTTCTCGCCGTCGTCAACGATCTTCGTGATGCGCACGGCGTAGCTGGACACGTCAAGGTTCAGGTTGTTCAGGTTCGCCGCCCAGAACGAAGTCGTGCTGATCTCTATGACATCCATGCACTCCAAGTAGGAGTACGTGTAGGGAATCGTGAACTCGTAGGTGTTGCGGTTGTAGAGGTTGTGCTTGAGCCGCATGTTCGCGGCGAACGTGGCGGCTGTGATGGTGTGAATAAAATCCCAGTCCTGCGGGTCTTCGCGGCGCTCGCCCCAGCGGTTTATCATCCCCTGATCCGATTCCTGTATGACCAGCGGGCTGTACTGCTGGGCGCGGTTGTCAAACTGAACCTGCACCACGTTCCATGCGTCGTGCGCGGAGGCGCGGGAAATCTTGACGGGGTCTTCGCCTTCCTTGGCGACGAAGTCGGTGTCGTCCAGCGAGACGATGGCTTCCGTGGGGGCAGTCCACGTGACGCCGTTGCCAGCCGCCGAGGTGTCGCCCCACGGCACCAGCTTCAGCAGCCCCTCGGAATAGAACGCTGCGCACATCCCGGCTTCCAGCCACTTGCTCATCACGGACGCCGCCGTGTCCTGTCCGTCTATGCACGGGCTGATGAAGAAGCTCTGCGCTTGGAACCAGTTCCATGCAGTGTTGTTCACGAGACGCTGACCTGCGACGAGCGTCGCGGTCGCCGCGTGCGTTTCGGCGACGCCCGAGGAGTTGTTGACCGTGATCGTGGTGGAGGTGTTGGACTGCACGGTGAACGTGCCGTTATTGGCGGTGTGTGCGACGAACCCGGCGATGGTCACGACGTAGCCCGAGAGTTCGTTGGTCGTCAGCCCGTTCGCGTCAAAGATGCTGCTGGGCACGTGGTACACCGTGTTGCCGCCCGAGGCGTTAGCCGCCGAGGACAAGGTCACGTAGGTGGGCAATGTCTGCGTCGTGCTCCCCGGAGCGCCGCCCCACGTTCCATAAATGGAGTTGTCAATGCACGTGGTCGGGAACGGGATCGTCCCCACGCCAAGACCCGTCATCGGGTTGGTGAGAACTTGGTAGATGCACTGGCACGGGTTGCAGTCCTGTATCCCGTTGCCCATGATGTCGGGCGTGATTACTTCAAAACGGTTCTCTTGGACTTCGCTGCTGTAGCCCAAATCCATAGGTTGATACAGCAAGGTCGCGACGCCCGTATAGCCGAACGCGGCGTCAGGATAGTCGGACGTGAGGTAAGAGTACGGAGTCTGCGACTGAGCGCCCGTGGCGAGAGTGTAGTTGAGCGACGTAGCCTGACCCGGCGAGATGGCGTTCGGGTCGTTGATGCTGTACGTGATCGTGACCTCAGCGGCGATGTCGCCCGTCGCGAAGCCGTAGGTCGCCGTGCTGCTTCCCGTGCCGCTGAAGGTGTACTGTCCCGTGCTCGGCGAACTGCTTACCCTCTCAAGCGCGGTGCCGCTGGTGGTGTAGATCACGCCGTTGTCGCCGATGACATCGCTGCCCGAGCCGACACCGCTGACGGTGATGCTCTTGCCTGCGGGGACGATGTCGTTCTCTTGGCGGTTGATGTCGGTGACGAGGTACGAGTACGCGATGGTGACCGTGCGCCCCGAGTCGGCGCTAGAAAAATTGTAGACGTTGCCCGTGGGGTTGATGGAGTACTGCCCCGTGGTCAGGGAGGAACCGTAGGACACTTTCTGCATGCCTTGGTAGTCCGTGCCCGACAGCGAGGTTGAGGACGGCGCTCCGAAGTCGCTGTACGATCCGCTGTAGGTGTTCGCCACGCCGACGCCTTGGTCGTTGTAGAGAGTGGAGGCGTTGGTCGGCGTGTACTTGTAGCTGCTGCCGCTCGCGATGGTGTACGTCTCCGAGGCGGTCGGCGAGCCTAGCCAAGACTGACCAGACCACACGTCGCCGATGCCGAGGATCGCGCCGCTGCACAGCCCGACGACAACGTCGGCGCTGTAGATGTACTGACCGTCGCCCTTGCCGCCGCCCTCCCCTCCCCCGCCTCCGCTGCCCTTTCCCTGCTGCGGCGCTGGCGTGCTGGAGAATCCGTCCACCCAGAACACGGACTGCTCCACCTGCACGGTGCCCATGCACCAAGGCACGGGCATTCCGTAGCGCGAGGAGTTGACCTTAGCGCCGAAGTACCGCTGCGGTTGATTGTTGTCCCCGAGTCCCATTTAGCAGTGGTCATCCTTGACGGTATAGAACTTCTTCTCCAACCGCCCAAACCTGAAATTCATTCCGTGCCCCGCGTGTACGCCCTCGCGGTTGAGGGAGTGGATCACGTGCTTAGGCCATTCCACGATGATCGCCGCGTGGGCGAAGGCGTGCCCCAGCTTGTAGACCACAACGTCGCCGGGCTTGACCTCCGACTCGGGAATCTCCCGCATGTACTTCGCGATGATGTCTATGTACTCCGTGGACTTCCTGTGCAAATAGGTTTGCACCGAGTAGTGCTCGGGAGTGGGAATGCCGTCCTCCGGCTGGTGTCCCGCTTCCGTGTACACTCCCTTGAGCAGAGTCCCGCAGTCGCAGCCCACGCCCTTCAGGCAGGTGTGCGGTCTGTACGGAGTTCCGTACCACTCTTTCGCGACCCTCACGATGTTTTCCCTCTGTGCGTCTGTCAGGGGCATATAGTTCCTTACACCGCGTCGGGCGGAGGCGGCACCGCGATCATCCCGCCGAAGTTCACGAGGTTGTCCACGCTGGAGCCGCCCGGCTCAATCGTGGCGGCGCACATCGTAGCCGTCTTGTCGCAGCCCTTGATGACACTGTACGTGTCTCCAGATGCGACGGTCAGCAGCCACGGCTGCGTCATTTCCAAATTCCCGCTTGAGTCGTGCAGTTTCACGGTCTGGCTCAAGCCTACGTTCGCCCCGCCCGTGCAGGTGACTACGCCCTGCGAGAAGTACCCCGCCGATTGGCTGAACGCCGACGTGGGCGTCAGCAAGGACTGCGTGCTGCCGCTCTTGGCAGTGAACGTGACCGTGTACGTCGCGGCGCTGAGCGTGCAGTTCTGGTCGCAGAAGCTCCACGGGCACCCGGTCTGGATCACGCGGGCGGGAATCTTCTGGTTGCACAGGTAGAGCACGTCTTGGCACTCAAACTCCACGTGCGAGCGGTCAATGTCCGTGACCTTCTCTATGTACCCGAAAAACTTGGTCTCCACGCCGTAGCTCACGGTTCCGTAGCTGCCCTGCGGCATATAGACCGTGTAGACCGTGATCGTCGCGGCATCAAAGAGTCCGTTGAACGCGGCACCCAGCATCCCGATGCTGAGGCTCGGGAAGTCGGTTCCCGGCTGCGGCACGCAGGTCAGCGTCATGTTGTTGGCGTTCAGGTCAAAGCCCGCCTCGCTCGTGATGGCTCCGCGCTTCCAGCGACCGTAGGTCGTGGCGTGGAACGTCGTCGTTGAGCCAGTCCAGCCGCCCGTCCCGCTCGGCACCGTGATGTCAAGCTGCCCGTCCGTGGCGTATATCGTTGACCCGTTGACGAGCGAGATGGCGAACAAGTCCGCCCGCAGGCAGTTCGGCGTGTCCTGCAAGAAAGTTACCAACCCGCTAGGCATCAGCCTTTTCATCAGACGAACTCCGAGGCGAAGGAAATTCCCGTGCAAGTCCACAGAGCGCCGCTGGCGTTGTAGCCGACCATTGACAAGTCCTTGAACGAGTCAGCGCCGAGGCGGCACAGGAAGTAGAAGTTCCCGCTCCAAGTCAGCGTGGCGTTGTTCGCGGGCGCGGAGGCGAACGTCACGACCCCGGTGGACGAAATGGAATAATCGGTGCCGTTGGTCTTCAGCGTGCCGTTGACGTAAATGCTCGCAGCGCCGTTCAAATTTTGGATGATGTCCCACGACAGCCCGCCGAGCGAGCGCACAAGCTGGAACTCGGTGGACGATCCGTCTCCCACGGTTCCCATCGGCGCAGCCGCGCCCGATGTCACGTTGAGCATTCCGCTCATCGCCGTCGTGACCGAGTTGTCCGTGTAGTCGGAGTAGAGGAACAGACCGCCCTGCCCCGCAAGCTCGCCGAGCAGACCGATGAACTGGCTGATGATTGAACTTGATGTCAGCAGGTTGCTCGCCGACACGTTCATCGGAAGCTCCACGTTGAACTCCCACGTGGGATAAGGCTTGAGGCTCGTCGCGGCGACGCCCCGCCCTGCGGCGTTCTTCTGCACCACGGTGTTGAAGACCGGAGTCTTCTTGTAGCTTTCCAGCTTCCACTTCACGCTGGAGCTTAGGATCGGGTAGCTCACTTGTGCCTCCGACGCAGTTCTTTCTGCATCTGCTTGACGAACTCGTTCTTATGCTCGTCCATAGCATCCTTGACATCGCTGCCGTCCCACGCCTTCACGTGGTTCGTCGGCGAGTAGTGCAGGTGGTAGTGGTCGCCTCCCGACGCCGAAGCCGTTGACAGCTTCTCAACCATCGGCTGGGGCAGAACCGCCTCGCCGGGCGTGAGCATCGCGGGAACCGTGTCCCCCGTCCCCGTGCCGGGAACGATGCCGCCTTCCGCGAACGCGAGAGCCGCAGCGAACACAAGCGGAGCTACGACCAAGTCCAGCGGGAACGGAACGGTCGTCATTGCCTTGGCTGCCGCTGTCTTGGCGGCGTCAAAGCGCAGCCTCAAGCTCTGGGCGAGAGAAGCCTGCGTCGCCGCCTCGCCTGACGCGACGGTGGAAGTCGTCCGCGCTTGGTTCGTGATGATGGTGCTCTCCAGCCACTTGAGGTTGGAGGTAATCATCGTCTCAAGGAATTGCACGGCGATCTGGCGCATCGCAGCCCCGAAGTTCTTGCCCTCAACGATGGACTTCGCGACCGAACTGTTGAACTCCGTCTGCATCTGCTGCGCCATCTTCATCCAGTTGGCGTTCATCTGCTGGTCAAGGGCGGCTTGCTCCTGCACGCCCTGCTGCCTGATCTTCGCAAGCTGGGTCTGGAGCTTGATCTCGTCCGCGATAGCCTTGTCCGCCCTGACCGCGTCGCCGGAGGCTTGAGCCGCCTGCACGATCTTGTTCTCTTGGTCTATCTCGGCTTGGATCGCCGCGATCTTGGCGTCGGTCTCCTCTTGGTAGAGCGGCTTCAGCCTCGCGGCAAGCTGCTGTTCGGAGATCAGCCCCTCGGAGGCAAGCCGCTTGAGGGCGGCGATGCGGTTGGTGAGGGAGTTCGTGTCGTTGGTCTCGTTCAGTTCCGTCCGCGCCTTGGCGACGTTCTTCTCCGCCTCGGCGAGCTTGTCCATGTTCTCAGCCCACTGCTTCGTTTCCTCGGCGTCCTTCGCTGTGTCCTTGCCGCCGCGCTTCTCCTCGGCGAGGTTCGCGGCTTCCACCGCGTTCTTGTACTTCATCGCCGCCTTGAACTGCTCCTCCCACATAGCGAGCTTCTTCTCGGCTGCTTCTTTGGCTTCCTTGCCCGTGTCGGTGTGCTTCTCAAGGTTCGCGGTCTCCACGATCTTGTGCGTCGCCACGACCTGCGCGTTGAGGGTGTCCAGCAATTCCTTCTGAGCCTGCTTCTCCTGCTCGGTGTAGCCCGTTCCCGCCGCCTTCAGTTCGTTGTAGGTCGCGTCCGTCTCAAC